TACGAGAAGCTCAATAAGGATGAGATTGAAGCAGCGGTGCAGACTAAGCTAGATGAGCTGGCTAATCCACCCCTAGTTTCTGGTGTACCCTGGACTACAGCAGTTGTTGAATAACTGTTGACAAATACTAGTACTATGTAGATAATAGTTAAGCAGTGTTTTTGCTGCTTAACTTTAATTAACTTATAAGGAATGATAACAATGGCTAAAGACGAAAAGAAAACCATTACTATCAATGATAAAGAATACGATATGTCTACTTTTTCTCAGGAAGAGGTAGCAATGTATAACCATATTCAAGACCTAGGTCGTAAACTTGATAACGCTTTATTTAACGTAGATCAGTTACGGGTTGGTCAGGATGCGTTTATTCGTATGCTTGTAAATTCCCTGGAATCAGGTAATGAAGATACCGCTGCCGATTGATAAGCAGCTACACTTCTTCTCAGGTGGTATGTTAGCAGGGATGCTCATGCCGTTTGGGTTTGAGGTAGCTTGGACAGGCACAGCTATCGCTGCCGTTGGTAAGGAAATCATAGATGGTATGGGGTACGGAAATAAAGAAGTAGCAGATGCATTAGCTACTATTACGGGCGGCTCTGTAGTCGTTATAACTACATTGATACTAAATGGATATATGTAATGGATATGATGACACGATTCTGGTTTGAGCTAATGCCAGTAATACTTGCAGCACTTGCTGGAATATTATGTGCATGGAGAGCAAGCTTTGAAGTAGGTAGGCTACGTTGGTTCTTCACTATGGCTACTGTGTCGTGTGTGCTTCTAATACTAGCACAAACTTCATGGTGGTCTATATTAGTGTTTGAACTACAAGACGCTACAGGCTACATAGATGACGATGCAGCTAACTTAGTGTGGACTTTATTCAACACATTAACAATGGCAGCATTTATAGTTTCTTCTGTAGATGGTAAAAAAGTAAGAGCGTTTATAAAGTTATGAAGACATTTCTACCGCAGGACGCACGTTGCCTTGATATAGTTTCTGCATTGTCAATGTTAGGGGTGGCAATCGAAATTGCTACATTTGAGGCATCGGGCTTTATAACAATGCGACCAATACCGTTCTGGGTAGTTGTCTTAACTATCTTTTCCGTTCTACATCTAATATCGATATATGTACATCCTGTAGCTGAAACTTTACGTGCTACGCTAAGTTCAATTAGTGGTTTATTCTGGGTATTCCTGTTCCTAGACACAATATCCCCTGACAGGTTGATGCCTATTATATTTTTCTTAGGGGTTGGGTGTTTATACTCAGCAGGTTTAACCATCTTGTATATAGGTCAGAAATGGAAGAGCTAGACTTTCTCAAAGAGTTCTCCGCCACTATCACTGTAGTTGTAGGTATGGTATCTGGTGCTATTGTCTGGCTTATGTCTAAACGTAAAGTTAATTTAGATGCAGGTACATCTATGCTGGAACAACAGAGACTAAACATGGAACAACTACTAAAGCAAAACAGAGAATTGGCTGACGACTTATCTAAGCTTAGAAAAGAGATGGCAGAAGTACATGAAGAGTGCGACAAGTTGCGCTCAGAAATATCTGCTATGCGTACATGGTTTGCCATGAGAGTGCAGTTCTGTGAGACGTGTGGCTTAGTGGATGGTGCTGAGAAGCTGTTTGGCCTTCAGCGCAGAGAAGGCGATAGAGAACGTATTATACGCATGGACAAAGGAGATAAGTGATGTGGAGTGTACTAGCAAAGATCTTTGGATCAGGTGATGTGATTAAGTCTGGTATTCAGCTCATTGATGACATGCACACTAGCTCTGAAGAAGAGATACAGGCTAAGAGTAAGGCAAAGATAGAGTTGATGAATGCATATGCGCCCTTTAAATTGGCACAGCGCTATTTAGCTCTGATGTTCACTGTAACATTTCTCTTCTCTTTCCTGCTTGTATTAGGCATGACACTGAATAAGATGGGGGACATTAATGCAGTTAAGATTGTACTAGGTGACTTCTACATTGGTGAGATCATGTTAACTATAGTGTTCTTTTACTTTGGTGGCGGTGCTATAGAAGGTGTAATTAATAAAGGAAAAAAGTAATGTGGGATACTAAATACTTCTCAAAAGATGAGATGCGCTGCAAATGTGGTTGTGGTCAGGCACTTATGGACTTTGAGTTTATGAAGAAACTTACATTCCTACGTGAGTGTTACGAAAAACCTATGATTGTATCTAGTGGCTATCGTTGTGCTAAGCACCCTGTAGAAGCTAAGAAGGCTAAGCCTGGAGCACATAGTACAGGTAAGGCAGTAGACATTGCTATATCTGGAGAAGAAGCTTACACACTATTAAAGATGGCTATGCAAGCTGGCTTTATAGGTATAGGTGTACAACAGAAAGGTAGTGGAAGGTTTATACATTTAGATATGGGTAGTGCTGAAGATGGTTTAACAAGACCTACTGTATGGTCATACTAGTCTGCAGCATTTACATTAAATGGACTACGTGGTATACTACCAGAAATTACTTACATATTACTTTATTTTTAAGTGTAGAAGAGATCTATGAAAGTTAAAAAAGCTGAATTGCTTAGTGCTTTAAAGGCAGATTTGAAAGCATCAGAGATTCTCAAACGAGAGTACGATACTGCTATTTTCAAATGGAAAGCCGAATATAACGGAGAGCCTTACGGTAACGAGCAAAAAGGCAAATCTGCTATTGTTTCTAGAGATATTAAGAAACAATCAGAGTGGCAGCATGCTACTATTGTAGATCCTTTTGTTAGTACTAGTGATGTTATTAAATGTACTCCTATTACATTTGAAGACGAGCTTGCTGCACGTCAAAACGAATTACTGCTTAATACTCAGTTTTGTCGCAAGTTTGATCGCTACAACTTCATGTCTAAGGCTGTAAAAGTACTCGACCAAGAAGGTACCCTAGTTGTACAAACAGGTTGGGATTACGAAGACAAAGAAGTAACTACCATGGCAGAGACAATTGTCATTGATGCTGAAGGTAGAGAAGTTATTGTAGAGCAAGAAGTTACTGAAACAGTTGTTGTTAAAAACCAGCCTACTGCTAAAGTTTGTCGTAACCATGATATTTACATTGATCCTACTTGTCAGGACAACCTAGATAACGCACAATTTGTTATTTACCGTTATGAAACAGACTTATCTACACTTAAGAAAGATGGTCGTTACAAGAACTTAGACAAAATTGGCTTTTCTAGTTCTGGTGATCATGACTACATGAATACCCCATCAGACCCAACTTATTTTAAATTTTCTGATGAACCTCGTAAAAAACATATTGTTTATGAATACTGGGGTAACTACGATGTGAATGGTGATGGTATTGCTGAGCCTATCGTATGTTGTTGGATTAACGATACTATTATCCGTTTACAATCTAATCCATACCCTGATGGTAAGCCTCCATTTATTGTTGTACCCTTTAACAGCATTCCATTTAAAATTCACGGTGAAGCTAACGCTGAGCTGATTGGCGATAACCAGAAAGTTAAGACTGCTATTATCCGTGGTATCATTGATAATATGGCACAGTCTAACAACGGCCAGGTTGCCGTGCGTAAAGGTGCCCTAGATCAAATTAACCGCAAAAAGTTTATTGCTGGTCAGAACTTTGAGTTTAATGGTACGCCTAATGACTTTTGGCAGGGCAGCTACAACGCTATCCCTGGTTCTGCGTTTGATATGATTGGATTAATGAACAATGAGATCGAATCTATTACTGGTACTAAGTCTTTTAGTGGTGGTATTAACGCCGGGTCTCTTGGTGCTACTGCTACGGGTGCTAGGGGCGCATTAGACGCTACTGCTACTAGACGTATGAACATAGTACGTAACATTGCAGAGAACCTAGTTAAGCCTCTCATGCGTAAGTGGATGGCGTATAACTCTGAGTTTTTGGAAGACGAAGAGATTGTTCGTGTTACTAACGAACAGTTTGTACCAGTAAGACGTGATGACCTAGAAGGTCGTATTGACATTGATATTAGTATTTCTACTGCAGAAGATAACGCAGCTAAGTCACAAGAACTTTCTTTCTTACTACAAACACTAGGTCCTAACGAAGACCCTGCTATTCGTCGTAATATTATGGCTGACATTATGGAACTAATGCGTATGCCTGAACAGGCTAAACGTATTCGTGAATACCAGCCACAGCCTGATCCTGTACAAGAACAGCTTAAACAGCTTGAACTGC